GCTCAGCGCACTGCAACGTTCGGTGAAGTGTATGCACGTCCTCGTGTTTACCAGCACCTCATCGAAGACGGCTTCTTCAATGTTGAAGACTGGCTGCTCAGTGAAGTTGCGCGTCAATTCTCAGAAGCAGAAGGTGTTGCCTTCCTTTCTGGTAATGGAACCAACAAGCCTGTCGGTATCTTGAACGGTCTCACTTTGACCGCTGACGGCGCTGCATCAGACGCTAATGGCACGTTCGAAGTATTGAACTCAGGTGTGAACAACGCGCTGGGCTCTACTGACGCAGGGATCATCGAGTTCCTCCGTACAGTTGTTAAGTCAGTCAAGACTCCATACCTCCCCTACTGCCGTTGGTTGATGAACCGTGCTACGCACCAGGCTCTTGTAAACCTCAAGAACTCTGATGGCGAGTACTTCTTACAGCGTGACCTGACTCAAGCAGCTGCTACTAGCTTGTTTGGGCATCCCGTGGTCATCAACGAGGACATGGACGATATCGACGAAGCAGCAGCATCAGCACCAATCATGTTTGGTGACTTCCAGCGTGCTTTCCAGATCATCGACCGCGTTGACGTAAGCGTGCTTCGTGACCCCTACACCAACCCAGGCAGTGTGATGTTCTACAGCCGGAAGCGCGTAGGTTCTATGGTCCTTGACGCACAGGCAATGAAGGTTGTTGGCGTAGCACACGCTTAATAACAGTTGAAGGAGACAAGCTATGGCAGACCCAGTGACCTTTGCAGAAGCGCGGCTACATCTGCGTCTGCCTAGCACCATTGACAGTGATGAGCAGACAGAGATCGAACGCATGATTTCTGTAGCAACAGAGTACGCAGAGTCGTTTACCAATCGCGCCTGGACTACAGGCTCGAAGACGGTCTACTTCGATGCGTTTCCGTTGCGTGGTAATCGCGACAAGCTTGGTTTGTACTTGCCTGGCGGCAAGATCAGCAGCATCACATCTGTCACTTACTACGATTCGGACTATGTCCAGCAAACGCTGACGAGCTCCGACTATCGTCTCGTAGGTGCTTCAGATTTGGCCTACCTCTACCCAGCTATGGGTGAGGTCTGGCCTACCGATGTTGCCGATGAACCGCAGCACATTGCCGTGACCTACGCACTAGACGGCACGTCTGGTGTACCTGCTTCTATCAAGCAAGCCATCTTGCTTGTTGTGGGATCGCTGTACGAGTACCGAGAAGACGGCATCATTGATAACGCTGGTTTGGCGCTTGTGAAAGCCCCTAAAGCTGCTGACGACCTCCTCTCGCCCTACCGACTACGCATAGCGTAAGGAGGGCAGATGAGAGCAGGTTCACTCAGACATACAGCAACAATATATCAGCGTTCATCTACACCTGATGCCTACGGAGCTCTCGACCACACCATGACTGCTGAAGCTGTCACTCATAAGTGCAGCATCAAACAACGCACCTTCAGGGAGCGTGCAGAAAATGGTCAGTTGATGAGTCGGGTCGAGTTTGAGTTGCAGTTCCGCTACAGCTCTGAGCTCGAGCTGTTAAATCCTGGTGCTCAGATCGACGTTGCTGGTCGACGCCTTGAGGTTCTGTCGAGTGCAGACCCGTCGGGCCAACGCAAGAACGTCGTGATCTATGCGGAGGACGTGCGATGATCGATCAGTCACTCCGCAGCTACATCCTAGCTGATTCAACCATCACCTCTCAGATAGCTTCTAACGGAGTCTACCCACAACGCTTGCCCCAGGAGGTCGATAAGCCCTGCATTGTCTACACAGTGCATGACGGTATCGAAAGCCTGGTGGCTGGCGGCGTGTCAGCTCTACGTCGCTATCAAGTCGACCTAACAGTCTTTGCTGAGAAGTACAGCGAGATGCGTGAGATTACTCAGGCTCTCGTGACTTCGATGAACGGACTGTCGACTACACAGAGCGGTGATCTGATTCAAGGATGTCGAGTCCACAACATCGTCAATGATTTTGAGGAAACCCTTCAACTTTATACATCAACCTTAGATCTAGTCTTAATCGTTAAGGAGAGCTAACGCAATGGCAGCAATTACTGCGCCCTTTACAGGGCAAGAAACCAAGCTGTACGCGAAGGCGAGTGCACACTCGCTTGCTAGTCTCGTTTCTGGTGACTTAGTCGGTGAAGTTCAAAACATCGGGGACATGGAGCTCTCCGCGAACGTCATTGAAGTCAGCAAGTACGGGTCAGCGTACAAAGGCAAACTGGTAGGCCAGAAAGATAGCGGCACGATCGATGTCGCTCTCAACTGGGTTCCAGACTCGTCAACTCAAGCTGCTCAAGCATTGTTGCAGACGTCCTACTCATCTGGTGCGAAGGTCTACTTCGTTATCGTATGGGCAGACGCTGACACAGGCTTGGCTGCATGTGAGTTCAGCGGGTACGTTCAAAGCTACAGCATCAGCCAGCCACTGGAAGATGTCGTCACAGTCAACGTCAGCATCAACATTGATGGTGCGGTTACGTTCGACACCGATGGTACTTTGGGCGG